TAGAACTCGTAAAGCCGTTACATTCTCTGGTTCCTTCACTTACAGCCTCGGTTCCAGCAAAGACCGTGTATCAACCATGGTCCGCTCCTTACAGGAGTTTGACTACCTGTACGGAGTGGTGCCCACTCCAGATGTGTTGTGGGCTCTTGCGCCTTGGTCCTGGGCTATCGATTGGTTCGTCAATCTCGATTCCATTCTTGGTTTCGTGAGCGACGCACTTCTCTATGGCCTGGTGCTCAATTATGGGTACGTAATGGGTCAAACCATTACATCGTACACATATTCCACGTTCGATACGAATTTACGCTATCGGCGTGGTCCTCATGTTGGCTTCACGTCACATCATGAAGTGAAACAACGCGAGGAGGCGTCTCCATTTGGTTTTGGATTGACTTGGGATGGACTTGATCCTTTCCAACTTTCAATCATCGCGGCTTTGGGAATTACCCGGAGCTGAAGATCAACAATTAGCTGACCTGCGCTCATGCGCTATGAAAGGAAGAAAGATGCTGTCAGATCCGCAGTCGGTCACCATCAATGCGGTTGCGAACAGTCTTGTCCGCACCGGCGTCGGCCCTTCTTCTGGATCCTTCCAGAAGGATGACGGGACCTTGAAGCTCAAGATCTCTCATCAGACCGGACGCAGGAATCGGCACTTGCTTGCTCTCGAGCATAGCAAGATCGTCGCCGATCCCTTGATGGCCTCGCAGAATCTGCGAGTTGGGATGGTCACCCACATCGTGGTTGACACTCCCCGTGACGGTTACACGGTCGCCGAAGCCAAGCAGGTCGTCGATGGTTTCATCGCTTACCTGCAGGCTTCTTCTGGCGCTGTCGTGACCAAGCTCCTCGGAAACGAGGTCTGATCAGTAGCTTTTGGATGCCCTAGTCCTTGATGAAAGGATGGACATGAAAAGCCGACAGCGAAGCAAACAGCTTATGCTGTTTTCCATTTGGAAAACTATGGCTAATGAACTTGCCATAGCCTGCCGCACTAACGCCACGAAGGACATAGAATATGCCCTTCGTCGTTATGAACACGAGGGGTTATCGTTTTTAACGATTACCCTTCCTGCCTTCGGAAAAGATTTCGAACGATTTCTTGAAGAAGGCAAGGTATCCGACGATATGTTTCGATCATTTCGATCGAGCCATACAGGTCTCCCCCATTTCCTTGGAGGTTTCCTTCGGAGAGTGTTCAAGCGTTGCGGCGACGGTTTCGTCGTTCAGGATGATTCCGATGCTGTTTTTGCGGTTAGGCAGCTTTGCTACCTATTCGCAAAACTCAACATTCGTTGTACTAACGAAAGAGAGGAACAGTCATATGGAGCATTCTGTGACGTTGAGCAGGAGCTCCGGGAGCCGGCGAGCACGAGTGTCGATGAGGAAGAATATCTTTCTCTATATCGTCATTGTCGTACTCTTCTTTTGGCCTCTTGTCTCTCACGTGTTGACCAATTGGTCTATCGTGGGGACCTGATTCCAAAGCATGGCCCTGGAGCCACTTCTGATCCCTTATACGGGAATCAAAAGTGGAGATTACCTTTCTGGACCGATCGTCTCGAAGAGCTATTCCCTTATCGGGAATACGCCTCCGTAAACTATCGTGAACGTGAGGTAACTCACCTGGATCCTGTTTCTGAGCCACCTGTGAAGGTTACCTCAGTTACTAAAACGCAAAAGGCACCTAGGATCATTGCGATTGAGCCTACGCATATGCAATATATGCAGCAGGCTATCGCTCGTCCTCTTTCTTTTGAGATCGAGAACGATCCTATGGTCGGGCACTTCATTAAGTTTAGGGATTCTTCCCAAAACCGTATGATGGCTCGACGCGGGTCTATCGATCGTTCGCTCAGTACAATTGACTTGTCTGAAGCGAGCGACCGCGTAACCCTTAAGCACGTCGATATCTTGTTGGAGAATACCCCTTGGCTGCGCCAAGCGGTCAACTCCAGCAGATCACTACGTGCAAAAGTGCCTGGGCACGATATTATCGAGCTCCAGAAGTTTGCGTCGATGGGATCGGCTTTAACTTTTCCGATTGAGACTATCGTCTTTTTGACAGTGGTCTTGGTCGGGATCAGTAAGAGCCTTAACCGTCGCCTTACCCGGCAAGATCTAACAAATCTTATCGGGAAGGTGTCCGTATTCGGAGACGATATTATCGTCCCTTCCGAATACAGCGAAGACGTGTACGATGCCTTGAAAGCCTTTGGCTTTAAGATTAACGAGACAAAATCCTTTTTTAAGGGACCGTTTCGTGAATCTTGCGGAGGAGATTTCTTCAACGGGGATGATGTTAATCCCGTGAAGTTGAGATATCTTCCTCCTCGTACACGCCATGACCATAAATCTCTGATATCGCTTGTCGCCTTTAGGAACCTTTGCTACGCAAAGGGCCTTTGGGCGACTGCTCGTTTCGTCGATGATTGGTTCGAGGATAGAAATATCCCGTTCCCTATCGTTGACTCCACGAGTCGCGCATTGGGACGAAACTCTTTTACTTTCAGTTACGAGAGTAATCGGGTCTGTCACAATTTGCACCGTCCGCTAGTTAAGGCCCTCATTGAGTGGTCTTACCAGCCGAAGTGCGAGATTGATGGAGATGAAGCCGCCCTAAAGTGTCTCACCGGAGATTTCTCCGATGCCCAGTTTAGGGGCCACCTGCTTCGGTCTGGACGTCCCAAGTCCGTCAGCACAAAGCTTGGGTGGGTTACTCCGTATTAACGGAGTAATGCTCTTTTAAAGAGCAAGAGGGGATCCTTTGGATCCCGGCGCCTAACAGGCGCTAGGAGATACACAGCAGTGCAT